GCCGTTCAAATCCTGCGAGATGCGGTCGGCCAACTCCTGCGCCACTTCCCATTCGTGACCGCAGGATTTATGGCGCAAAGTAGGCATGAATTACGACGCCGAATCGGTGAATTCAATCTCAAGGTCGGCAGTACCGACCGCAGAGGAACCGCTGTGAAACAACTGGAAGCCTTCCACGGCGCGGCAAGTTACCGGCTCAACGTTGGTGTCGCCGTAGCCTGCGTTCCAGATCTCGGCAAACGGCACAAGCGTCAGCCAGTTGGCCTGCGTGGTGCCGCCCACGACCGGTTCCTCGTTCACGAACAGGAAGCGCCGGAAGATGTCGGTACCCGTGGTCGTCTGGTTGGTGCCGCAAGTAGTCTGCGCCGCAAGCGCCGACGAGGTGGTGTCGTGCCTGACCGGCGTTACCGCCGTGCCGCCAGACGCCGCCGTGATTCGGCGCACCTGGCCAGTCGTCAGCACGCCCGTTACCGCCGCCACGCCGTTGTTGAACCAGTAGGCGCGATACACACGGATGACGCGGGCGCTGCCGGTCGCGTTGAACACGTTGAGCATGTCCTTTGCCGATGCGTAGGCGATAGCGCCGCCCGTTGCTCTCCAAGTCGCTGCCATTTGTCAAACTCCTATGATGACTTTGCCGGTGCCTTGCGTGGCACTATACACCGCGATGTCGCCGCTGCCGTCCATCTGCGGACCCGCAGCCCATTGCTTGACCTTGCCCTCGCGCAGCGCCGTCACGCTCGCATCGAGGTCGTCCCGAGTGTCACCGGGCATCAGCCCCAAGCGCCGCCCGGCTTGTATCTTGAGCATGAAGTCCACGCACCGCTTCACCGCCCACTCGGGGACGGGCGACTCAACCCGCAGCAGCCACGATCCAAGAGTCGGGCGCCATTCCATCGCGGGCTGTTTCACGCCAAAAACCTCAGTTTGTAGAGGGTGGAAAGGTACAGGCCAACAATCTCGTCGATGATGTTCTGGATGGCCGAGTCATCCTTGTCGCACACCTTGTAGCGGTTGGCCTCGACCTCTGCAAGTGACGCCTGCAAGAACTCAACGATGTTGCCGGTCTTTTTGATCGGCGCCATTGTCACCGCGCCCATTAGCCCGTGCCGGCCCTGATACGCCTCCGCAAAGGTGTCGGCAAGGTCAACGATGCCGTCATAGAATCCCGCCAACGCCTGATGCCGCGCATAGCTGCGCGTACTCAAGTGGACGGAATGCGCAACATCGCGCGCGGCAAACAAATGGCCTACGAACTCTGAGGCTTTCATGCCATGCCCTCCGGCGGCATCCCCATGCCCATGTCAGGCGGGGCTTCCGGCATCTGCGGCATTTCCGGCGCCAAGTCGCCCGAAGTCATCATGCCATTCAGCGTGCCAAGCACGATGTCTTGGATCTGCTCAGGCGTCATCTGCTCCTGCACCGCGGCAATCCGCTTGGTTTCGGCTTCATACGCCTTGATGTCAAGCGTGCGCGCTTCCAAAGACTCCTGCACCTTCTGGAGCATCGCGTGCATCATGTCCATCTCTTGCGCCATCGCCTGCATCTGCATGTTGGCAGCCTGCAACGCCGGGTTTTCCTCGTCGGTCAGCAGCTTCGGGTCGATCATCTTGCCAAGGCGCTTGGCGATCTCCTGCGCGCCCGGCCAGTCCATGTTCTTCACGAACAGGTCGCCCGCCACCGGCCACAAGTCCGGGTTGGCCGTGAGAATCTGGCTCATGGCGTCCATCGCTTCCTGGCGCTTCGTCATGTACGACGGGCCGGTGGTCACGCGGACATCGTACTTGCCGACAGACGGGTTGTAGATTTTCTCCAACACCACGCCCTGTTCGTCCGTGATCTTGCGAACCGGCTCCGGCTGCGTCGGGTCGATGCGGACGGTCTTGACCTCGCCATCAAGCCCCACGATGCGCGCGATACGCTGCGTGTCGTAGATTTTCGGTATCAGGTCGATGATCTGGCGCGTGACAGCTCGGACGGTTCTACCGATGTTGTCGATGTAGTGGAACGTGCCGGTGTCGCCCTGCTTCTCACGCGCCAGAATTGCTTTGCCCGAACGCTCATTGGACTGCGCTCCAAGGCTTGAATCGTACTGCCCGGTGGCGCTCTTGATGTCGTCCGCCGCGCCCAACTTGGCCTGCAACAGACCGCTAGAAGCCATCGGCGGCTGCGCGCGCGCGGGAAGTGGCAACACGCCGCCCTGCCCGTCCGTCACATCCGGGTTGACCTCAAGGTACGGCCAGTTGTTGGTGTTGGCCGTTTTCCAGTGCTGCTCGTAGCCTTCAAACTGGCCACCGTAACCGATGAACGGCGCCTTGGGCGCCAAGGCGAGCATTTCCGCCTCTTGGCTCACCCAGTAGTTGTACATCCGCTGCGCGTCCTTGGCGTTGCGCACAAGGCCGGAGACGTACATACGCCCGTCAACCTCAAACTCGTTGCCGATGGCGCGAACGACCGGAATCCAATCGCCCGGCCAGTCCTGTTCCTCAAGAATCTCGTAGCCGTTGGTCTTGATCCACTTGACCTGGCAGCGGTCGACCTCGCGCGTGCGGATGACCGGCAGACCCATCATTTCGGCCTGCGCGGCCTCTTGCGAGCCGGCGAACGCCGTCAGGTTGCCCGGATACAGGTTGAGCGTGGCGCGGGTGTATTCCTTGTAGAAGTATTCCGCGATGCGCACCGTCTCTCGGCTGATCCATTGCGTCATCGCGGAGTCACCGACCCCGCGCTGCATGATGGACGAAATCGGTTCGGCGTCCGGGAACGCACGCTCAAACTCGTCGCGCGTCATGTCCTCGGTGATGAAACACCACTCCGCATCCATGCCCGTAGGGTCTTGGATGGTGGGATCCATGTAGACGCTAAACGAGTTGCGCACCCGCCCGATGAACACGTCTTGGTCGAAAGTGTCCTCGTCGCAGTATTTCGTCAGGATGCGGACGTACCCTTCGCCAAACGTCACCTGATTGTCGCAGGCGGTGTCGTAGGCCACGTCGGCATCCGAGATGTACTCGATATGCCGCACCATGCCGTCGAAAATCTCGGCCACCTCCATGTCGGCCTTGTCATCCACCGGGATGACCTTGCCGGCCGGGCGGTTCTGCCGCTGTTCGTTCGTTACCTGCCGGACGTGCTGCGGGAGCTTGTTGATGGTCAAACACGGACGCGCGTTGACCGTCTGCCCCTGCACCGAACCGCGGGTCGCCAAGACATCCTGCGGCCATTGCCACTGGTTGTCCGGGCTACCCGCCATGAACCGCAGGTCATCCAGCTCGTCCTCGCGACTGTCCGCATAGGCAGCGATGGCCGACACCATGCGCGTGCGCGCCGTCGCCAAGACATCCTGCGCGTTGCGCTTCTTGCCCTTGGGCGCGGGGTCGCTCGACCGCGCCGCCGCCCTCATGCCTACAGGATCCGTAGCCACGGTCAGGCGCCCATCCAACTGCCGGACATACCGCCGCCCTCACGCAGCGTGACGCGCCGTTCAGACGGGCGCTCCGTGCGGCTGGCAACAGGGTATGCAAACGTCACAGCGATGGCGTCAGCCGCATCAGGCGAGGCCAAACCACGGGCTTTCATGTCTTTCTTGCTCTCCAAAAGGATTGCACCAGCGGAGTTGAACTTCTGGTGCGGGCCGACAAAATCGGCTTTCAGCACCCGATCATCGGGCACACTTGCACCTTTCAGCCATTCTCGCATGTCCGCCCACATTTCGGAACGCTTGTTCTGCCAAGCAGCCGGATTACGCGATTTCCAACCGAAGTTCACGCCTCGTACCTTGTAACGCTGCTCCTTGAGCCTGTCAAGGATGCCGTAGCCCAAGCCACCTTCGTCAATCACCGTCAGCGCCGGGCGGTACTGCTCAATGGCGTCAATCACCCGCCCCACGGTCGCCATCGTATCCTCGCCCCGATAGCGGTGCAGAGCAATCAAATCGCGCCCCTGGCGCACGGCGATGACCGTTGCATCCGCCCCGCCGCGCGCGGGATCTACGCCAATCACTCGCGGAGCGTTTTCGTCCTTGAAACGAGGCCGCGCCATAGCTTCATCCACCAACCGGGGGCTGATAAATTGGTCGTCTCCGTCAGAGGGGAACTCTCCGTAGACTTCAACTCGGGCTTGGGGGCTGTCAACGCCGTATTCCGCGATGATTTGCTCGTAGACCGCTTTGTCGGTGTCCTCGACGGTGCGCGCGTCGATGTTTTGCGTTGTCCAGAAGTCCCTTTTCGCGTTGAAGCACTCATAGAAGTAGCCCTCCGGCCGTCGTGGGTTGGAAAACGCCATCCAGAAGCGATTTGGCGTGTTTTCCGTGAAAAATCCGGCCGTCACCGACCAAATCGGGTCGGGAATACCGCTCGCCTCGTCGAAAATGACCAAAACGCCGTCGAAATTGTGAACGCCGGCGTAGGCATCGGGGTTTTCCTCGCTCCACAGGCGGCCTTCAACCGACCAGTAGCGCGTACCTTTCTTGAGATCGCGCTCAACCAGCTCCGCCAGCCACTTCGCCGGCATCACACGGGTCGCGCTGACCTCAAACCAATGGCTGTTCATCATCAGCGCAAGCCATTTTGTGACTTCCGCCCAGGTGATGGAGCGCAACTGGCTTTCGCTGTTGGCCGACACAATCGTTGTGGAGCCTATCCGCGTCGTCAGCATCCACAAAATGAGCCAGGACACCAACGCCGACTTGCCGATACCACGCCCCGAAGCCGTCGCCATGCGCAACACTTCAAAGTTGGTCAGCTCCTTGTTGCGGGTGATGTGCGCCGTGATGTCGCGCAGCACCTTGCGTTGCCACCGCCGCGGCCCTTTGAAGTGTTCCAACGGGGTGCCCTTCTGCCCCCACGGGAACACAAACAGCACAAACGCTTCCGGGTCGTCCTTAAGCGCAGGCGACCACAACCGCGCCATCAGGGTTTCTTCTTCCTCGGCGCTATAGATGGGCGTCTGCACTTGCACCCTCCATCGGCAGCCTTACCGCATCCTCCGCACGACTCAATGCAGCCGCAAGCGGTGACGCCAACCGGCCATCCAACCGGCCATCAATGACGCGAGACTCCGCCTCTCGCAACGCCGCGGATATGCTGATCTGCTGCGTAACGTCAACCTGCACCTGCTGCTTGGCCACCCACCCGTGAGTGTGCTGCAAGATTGCAAGCGCCGCCTTGGCATCCCCATTCCTCGCAGCCTCCCTCAAGTACGTCGCAATCTCCACCTCAGAGTCCGCTCGCCCCTTGGCCTCCGCCATCGCCGCCATCGCATCCAACTGACAAAGCCGCCGGTACTCAACCGGCAGCATCCCCGCAGCCAACGCCAGGGCATCACCCTTCAACCCTAACGCCGCCGCATCATAGATGCGCTGCAAGCGCGCCTCAGTGGCAACGAGCTGGCGAGCCTCAAACGGCAACGACTTGAACATGCCCCCAAGCCTACCGCCACCTTGCGGTGGGTGCAAGCGTAAGACTATCGGTTGTGAGCGTGTGCGCGTAACAAAAAAAATTTTGCGTGGGGGCACCGAAACTGTTACGGCCAGTTGCTCGGCCCTACCCCCCGGCCTGGTCGCCAGTAGCCGACACGCAACACGCTGTAGCGATCACGCAACAGGCAAGGTAGGCATAGCCTACTGGCGGCGCGCCCCCATGCGTTAGGTAATGTAGGTCATGCGGTATTGGTAGGCATTGTAGGTCATGCCTAGCATGGTAGGTCATGTAGGCAATCGGCTAGCGGTAGGCATTGTAGGCAGTGCGCCACATGGCGTGTGGCCTGGTCGCAACGAGCTGAAAACGGGGGTTGGTAGGCGGTAGGCAGGGGCGGTAGGCAAGATAGGCACTTTAGACACCCTGTTTTCAGTCGCTGCCGGTCGACGCAAGAGAACCACGTGCAGATATCGGTGTTGTATAGCAGTATAACACTCTAGAATCCTTACCTTTCCATCT